AGGTTCTGCGATGTTAGATGTTGGAAAATCTGCTTTATCTAGTTATAGCGAATATGAACAATTAGTTGGTGGTGTTGATACATTATTTGGTGAAAGTTCTAATACTATTCAAAATTATGCAAATAATGCTTATAAAACTGCTGGATTAAGTGCCAATGAATATATGAGTACAGTCACATCTTTTAGTGCATCATTACTTCAATCATTAAATGGTGATACTGCTAAAAGTGCAGAAGTCGCTGATATGGCAATTACTGATATGGCAGATAATGCAAATAAGATGGGAACATCTATGGATATGATACAAAATGCATATCAAGGATTTGCGAAACAAAATTATACAATGCTAGATAACTTAAAATTAGGTTATGGTGGTACTAAAACAGAAATGGAAAGATTACTTGCTGATGCTTCAAAATTAAGTGGTCAAAAGTATGATATTTCAAATTTAAATGATGTTTATGAAGCAATCCATGTTGTTCAAACAGAAATGGGTATCACTGGTACAACTGCCAAAGAAGCAAGTTCTACAATTGCAGGTGCAACATCATCAATGAAATCTGCATGGCAAAACTTTATGACTGGTTTAGCAGATGGAAACTCTGATATAAGTGGGTTAATTAATAGTTTAGTTGATAGTGTTGTGACAGTGGGTCAAAACATAATGCCTGTTATAAATCAAATAGTTGAAAGTGTTATGAGTGCTTTACCTGAAATATTAAATAAAATAATAGAATACATGCCTAGTTTTTTAGAGCAAGGTGTGAATATTTTAAATAGTTTAATACAGGGAATTCAAACAAATTTACCTGCAATAATGAATGCAGTTATGCAGATTGTGACAACTTTAACATCAACAATATTACAAAATTTACCTACAATCTTACAAATGGGTATTCAGATGATGATTTCATTGGTTCAAGGTATTGCACAACAATTACCAACATTAATACCACAAATGATTGATGCAGTATTAACTATGGTTGATACTTTATTAGCAAATATTGATTTAATAATAGATGCAGGTATTCAGTTATTAGTAGGATTAGCAGATGGTTTAATAGTTGCATTGCCACAACTAATTGATAGAATTCCTGAAATAATAGATAAATTAATAGTTGCAATTACTAATAACTTACCAAAAATAATTGAAGCAGGTATTCAATTAACTATTCAATTAGCAGTTGGATTGGTAAAAGCAATACCTCAATTAGTGGCAAAAATACCTCAAATTATTAGTTCATTGGTAAGTGGAATAGCAAATTATTATTCAAAAATATTTAATATTGGTAAGACATTATTAGGTAAAGTTAAAGATGGTATTGTTAATGGTATTAGTGGAATGAAAGATGTAGGTAAAAATTTAGTTCAAGGATTATGGAATGGTATAAATAATGCAAAAGATTGGGTTTTAGATAAAATAAAAGGATTTGGTAAATCTGTTTTAAATGGAATTAAAAGTTTCTTTGGAATACACAGTCCATCAACTGTATTTAGAGATGAAATTGGTGGTAATTTAGCAAAAGGTATAGGTATAGGATTTACACAAGAAATGCAAGATGTAAATAGTACAATTCAAAGAGCATTACCAACAGATTTTGATTTAACTACCAAAGTAAATGTTAATAAAATTGCAAATACAGGTGCATATAGTGATAATTATGGTGCATATGGTGGCAGAAACACAGTTAATACAGTTGAAAATAATACATTTAATATTTATTCACCAAAAGACTCACCAAGTGAGTATGCAAGGCAAATCAGAAAAGAAATGCAATATCTAAAAATGGTAAATGGAGGTATATAATGGCAAAAACAATAATATGCGAGTCTTATCTAGGGGAAAAGATAACATTTAGTTATAAATTTCCCTTTTTTCTTGAAAGTGTAGATGGTTTACATGAAGTTTTAGGTGTAGTTGCAGGTATGAAAAGTGCTTATGCAATTGGTGAAAGTTATATTGGTACAAGTGTTCAAAAAAGAAACATAATAATCAAAGGTTCTATAAGGGATAATCTAATAGAAAATAGACAAAAACTATATAGAATATTCCCTTTAAAATCAACTGGTACTTTATATTATTATGAAGATGATTTAAAAAGAAAGATTGATTACAAAGTAGAAAGTATAAAGGTAAGTGAAAAAGGCATTTATCGCCAATTTCAAATATCTTTAATTTGTCCAAATCCATATTTTACTGATTTAGAGAAAACTCAATTACAAATGGCAACATGGTCGCCACAATTTAAGTTCTTATTACAAATACCATCTGATACAGGTATTAAATTTGGTTCAAAAAATACTACATCAATGGCAACAATACAAAATGATACAAATATTGAATTTGGTATGACTATAACATTTACTGCTAATGATACAGTTGTTAATCCATCATTATTCAATGTTGATGCAAGAGAAGAAATTAAAATTGAAAAAACAATGTCAGCAGGTGATAAAATTATTGTAAAAACATATCGCCAAAACAAAAATATTATTTATATACCAGTTAATACAGGTATAGAAGAAAATATAAATAATTTAATGGCTTATGGAAGCAAATTTTTACAAGTTTATCATGGAAGTAATACATACAGATACAATGCTGATGAGGGTGCTGATAATTTAGAGGCAATTATAGAATATTCTAATGAATATGAGGCGATATAATGATACAAGAATTTGATATTTATGTTTATTCTAGGGATTTAGAATTAATAGGAATAATTGATTTTTTTAGTTCATTGAGATGGCGAAGAAAATATTATGAAGCAGGTGAATTTGAACTTCATATTCCATTCGATTTTAATTATGAAAAATTTCTTGCAAAAGATAATTTAATTATAAGAAGTGATGCAATAGAAGTTGGTATTATTGAAAGTTTTACGATTAAAGATGATGGTGATAATGGTGTAGAAGTTATTGTTTATGGTAGGTTTTTATCAAGTATATTAGATAGAAGAATTATAAAGAAAAAAATAAATTTCACAGGGGCAATATTAGATGGTGAAAGAAAAATTTTATCAGAAATGACACCATTTTCTAAATTAGAAATCGCACCAACTTCTTTAACTTCTGATAATGTTATATTTCAGTGTAGTTATAAAAATGTATATGAGTATTTAATGAGTTTATCAAAAATATCTTCAATAGCACATCGAATATCTGTTGATGTTTTAAATAAAAAATACATATATGAAAATTATCAAGGGTTAGATAGAACAGAAAATCAGATAATAAATCCTAGATATGAATTTTGTGAAGATAAATCTAATATCGAAAAAGCAGAATTTACATATAGTGCAAAAACAGAAAAGAATTATGTTCTAGTAGGTGGTCAAGGTGAAGATGATGACAGGATTATGGTAGAAGTTAAAAATGGTGATTACACTGATTTAGATTTAAGAGAAGTGTTTGTTGATGCTAAATCGCAAAATCAAGGTGATTTGTCATTAAGTGACTATCAAGAAACTTTAAAAACAAAAGGTTCTGAAAGTTTAATTGATATAACAACAACAATGGAAGTCACTGTGTATGCTGATGACTATAAGACATATTGGGATTTAGGTGATATTGTAAATATTAAAAAAGAGTCTTGGGGTATTATTTTAAAGAAAAGAATTAATGAAATAGAAGAAATCATTGAAAATAATAATCAAAAGATTTATGTGACTTTTGGAACACCTTTTGTAGAAAATTTATAAACTAATGCTTAAAGGAGGATGATAAAATGGAAAAGTATAGTTTTTTTAATGATGTAAATGGCGATAGAGTGTATTATGCAGAAGATTTTGCAAGACATTTAGCCACATATTTTACTAATGGAATTTTTAATAATAGTTGCAAAATAGAAGCAACAGGCGATGCTATGGCAGTCAATATGAATATTGGGTCTGCTAATATAAATGGTTATAGATATGATAGTGACTCTGTAAAGACATTACCAATTGATAATGCAGATGGTGTTTTAAATCGTATTGATAATATTGTTATAAGATTAGATTTAACAAATAGAAATATTACTGCACAAGTAATAAAAGGGCAATTTGCAGATAATCCTGTTGCACCTGATTTAGTTAGAACATCAACAATATATGATTTAAGAATAGCAAAAATAAGTATTCCAGCAGGAACAACAGAAATAACACAAGATTTAATTACAGATACTAGATTTATTACAAGCGATTGTGGAAATGTTATTTCAACAGTTGAAACACCTGACACAGAAGATTTATTTATCGAAATGCAGACACTTTTTGATAAAACATTAACTGATATGCAACAAGATTTCTTAAATTGGTATGACCACATGAAAGGTCAATTAAGTGAAGATGCATCAGGTAATTTACAACTTCAAATTGATGAAATGAAACCAAATGTCGATAATTTATTAGAAGATGTTGCAGAAATTCAAGAAAACATCTTAAATTTTGAATTATCAAGAGTTATAGAAAGTGAGGAATAATAAATGAATGTATATAAAGTTAAAAATGGTGATGGTATAGAAAGTAGTTCTATTATTCATGGAAAAGAAAGATTAAGCGATATATTAAATAATTCAAATGCTGGGTATCATAACTCTATTTTTAGAGGTAAAGATGTGACAGAATATTTAACAGATGGCACACTTTATACAAGAATATCAAATGGTACATTTGAAGATTTATTTGTTGGTGATTATATAGTAAAAAATAATATCACTTGGCGAATTGCAGGTTTTGATGTATACTATAATAAGGGCGACACAGCATTTACGAAGCATCATGCAGTTATAGTGCCTGATACTAATTTAACATCAGGTGCAATGAATTCATCAAACACAAGTGCGAATGGATATGCTGGAAGTGCAATGGTATCATCAGTATTACCTAGTGTTTTATCAACTTATATAACACCAGTTTTTGGAAGTCATGTGTTAGAATATAGAAATTTATTAACTACTGGTATTAATAATACTGGTTATAATAGATTTGGAACTAATTCAGGATGTTCTAATAACTGGGCATGGTCAAGTAGAAAATTAGACTTAATGAACGAAGTTCAAGTTTATGGTTCTATCGCATGGTCATCAAGTGGATATGATATTGGAAGTGATAATGTCCAATTACCATTATTTAGACTTGCACCACAATATATTTGCAACAGAGCATGGTATTGGTTAAGAGCCATAACATCGGCTTCTTCTTTCGCTCTTGTCGGCAGCCATGGTAATAGCAGCTACTTCAGTGATGCTT